AATATCTTGTGCTGTACCTCGCAGTGTTTGGCGAGATTGACGGCTTCGGGAAAGTCGAAGGAATGATCTACGTCTCTGACTCGATGGACAACGGTGTAAAGTCTGCCCGTAAGAACATCGAGTTTCGGTGGGAAAACTCAGAGTTCCTACAAGAGTGGTTGCCGCCTGCGCATGTGAAGATCACCGACAACTACATGGAATTCAGATCCAAGGGTGGAAACCCGTTGGATGGAAACAACGGCAAACCCAACATCCTCGGTGTGAAGATGTTTGGTGCAAAGACGGGCTTGCGCGGAACCAAAATCTTCGGAAAGCGACCGACGCTGTGTGTGCTCGACGATCTGGTATCTGACGATGACGCCAAGTCGAAGACGGCAATGCTCGCGATCCGCGACACGATCACCAAAGGTGTGGATTTCGCTTTGCACCCGACGCGTCGTAAGACGATCTTCAACGGCACACCCTTCAACAAAGGCGACGTGCTGTACGAGGCAGTGGAGTCCGGGGCATGGCACGTCAACGTGTGGCCGGTGTGCGAACGCTTCCCGTGCTCCCGGGCCGAGTTCAAAGGCGCCTGGGATGATCGTTTTACCTATGACTTCGTGAAGACCCAGTACGAGAAAGCAGTCCTCGAAGGATCGACGGCGGCCTTTAATCAAGAGCTTATGCTCAGGATTTCGTCCAGCGAAGAGCGCTTGGTTCAAGACTCGGAGATACGCTGGTATTCACGCAAGTCTCTGATCGAGAACAAGCACCGGTTTAACTTCTACATCACGACCGACTATGCCACGAAGGCCAAGCAGTCCTCGGACTTTTCGGTCACATCTGTCTGGGCCTACAACTCCAATGGAGACTGGTTCTGGGTAGACGGGGTGTGCCGGAAGCAGACGATGGACAAGAACATCAATGACCTGTTCAAACTGGTGCAGCAATACCGGCCGCAGAGTGTCGGGATCGAGATCTCGGGACAGCAAGGAGCGTTCCTCGACTGGATCACGACTGAGATGATCAACCGCAACACTTGGTTCACTTTTGCCCAAGGGAAGAACGGGCAGCCGGGGATCCAGCCAGTGGGCGACAAACTGAGCCGGTTCAACCTTGTGGTGCCGATGTTTAAAGCAGGAAAGATCTACTTTCCCTCAGAGATGCGAACTTCAGAGATCATGGGAGAGTTCATCGGTGAGCTGGAACTGGCAACATTCGACGGCATAAAATCCAAACACGATGACGCAATCGACACAATCTCGATGCTCATGTATCTTAAGCCTTGGAAGCCAAGCGAAGACGCGCCCGCGACACAGAAGGATACCTTCTGGGGATTCGATGAGGACGAGACCGATGGCTACTCCGACACTTCCATGAATTCATACATTGTCTGAGCTGGCGCTCGGAAGACACGAGGCACAACATGCTACTAAGTGATTTCTTTACACAGCTCAGCTACGGCGAACTCTCCAGTCTCGGATTGTCCAAAATGGGGCAAGGAAGTATCGAGATTGCAGACCAGCCAAAGGTCGTGGCACACATCAACTCAGCCTTGGCTTTGATCTCGAAGAAAATCCCGTATAAGCAATGTTATGTTAAATTGGCGGCTTCTACAGCGCGCAACACATATCTGCTGCAGCCCGAGTTTGCAGTGTCGAACACTGATCCCGGCAACACAGCGCCGCGGTACATCATCGACAGTGTTGACGAGCCATTCAAAGACAATGTGGTCAAGATCCGCGAGATCACACGGCTTGATCGCGCAGACACCCCTAACGTTGACGAGACGCTGATTACCTCAATCAACAAGCGCAGCACAGACTCTGGTTTCGGTGCCCGGGTCATTGGCACAAGCCGGATCATTCTCGAGCAGCCGCTGGATGGTGATGTCTACGAAGTCGAGTATCAGGCACAAGCTGACAAGCTGTCTATGTCGGTCGATCCAGATGAGGTGATCGATCTTCCAGGCGCACTTGAACAAGCGCTGGAACTGGCCACGGCAGCCCGTGTCTTTGGCTCAATCGGTAACGAGACAGCCACGATGAAATCACAAGAACTCTGGGCCCGGTATCGGGCAGAGCTGTCCGAGCTCTCGGCTGACGACAACATGAGCCAGACTGAAACAGACGGCTTTGACAAGCTGCGTGATAAAGGCTTCGTTTAATGCCGACACTGCAAGAACTCGACAATGAATTTTCGGCCTTCAGCCAGCAGACGCTGGACACTCTTGCAGAACACTCGGTTCGCGTAGACGCGGCTCAAGCAGGCGCGAATGCCGCGCAGGTCTCTGCAAACACTGCTTTAACAAGTATCCTGCAGACAGGTCTTGATGCGTCCATCTATACAGATGAGGAAATTGAGCGCATCCGGCTGGCTCTTGTAACGCAATTGAATGCGATTACAGGCAGCATGAATCAGGCAATTGCTGACGAAGTCCAAGCCCAAGTTTTGACTTATGACGCAACATTGCGCGCTTCACTGAACGCAGCGATTTGGGATGTGAACACAATCGCAAGTGCTGTGAGTGGGGATTACAGCAATTTTACAGGCGTCACAAACCAGCTTTTAAACACTGATCTCCCTAATCTTGTGAACATGATTAACGGGGTGGCTACGACCCAGATTGATTTGCAAAATGAAGTTGCGGTAAAGCTGGGCGAGTTGGGATATGCCTCGGTTGCCGGGGGCATTGATGCTGCGATCCAACTAGCAGTCGAGTTGGTTCAGCCTTTGGGTCACAAGGTTCTTACAGCACCGGCCGCACTGTGGACCACAACATCGAGCAGTCCTCTGCTCAGCGTCAAGCTCCCACCTGTCGCCACCGACTTTTACACGGATGACGCATCTTTCGGTAACGTGTATCAGTTTCCTCAAGGTGAGCAGACTGTTGGACCTGCAGCCCCCCTACCCTACGACAACACGCGTGTTTACCGCATGCTTATACGCTTCCGCGTGGTCTCTGACGGGACGTCAGGGGGCGTAGACATAGCAGTAGGGGCGCAAGCGTGGACGCCATCAAGCAACCACGAGTCACCTGCTGTGCGCTACACCGTCGCCGACGGAGACCGGCAGCTCTATGTCTACCTTACTGGTTCAGCAGACATGCTGCCGCGCCTGGCTGATAAAGTTGCTGTTGACGTGACCGATGGACTGACGGCTACCCAAATTTTCCCCTACGTCCGGCAAAACGCCGGAGGCGTGACAGACGGACTGGTCTGGCTGCACATGTTTGAAATTCTCGATGTGACTGACGCGTTTGAAGCACGCGCAGCAGCGCTTGATGAAATTGACTCTGAAGGCCCAGAAACACCAACAGGGTTGGATGTCACGTCTTCAATTGTTGACGGCGTGAACGCTGAAATGGCGATAACTTGGGATCTCCCTGCAAGCGAAGGCGTGGCGTTTTACGAGCTGGCCATTACACAGCAAGGCGGAAATGAAGTCATCATTCCTGTAACGTCAAATTATTACAGAACTGCTGCGATTTCAGGAGAAACATACACAGTCCGGCTGCAAGCTAAAGACAGATTTTCAAATGCTTCGAGTTACACTGAAAGCGTAACACATACAGTGCAGACAGATGGCGTTGCCCCGGAAACACCCACAGGTCTGACAGCAACTGGAGGCTTTGACATCATTTGGCTCGAGTGGAATGCAAACACAGAAGCAGATCTGAACCACTACGAAATTCACACGAGTGCAGAAAACGTTTTGCCCGCATCCAGTGAAGAAGATGTGGCTGTAAGCACAGCAAACACTTTTGTATATTCTGGTTTGTCCAGCGAAACAGGACGGTTTATTTATGTGCGTGCTGTAGACATTGCTGGAAATAAAAGTGCGTGGTCTGCGGGTGTGTATGCCGAGACAACTTTTGTCTCAGAAACCAGCATTGCTCCGCAAGTCTTGCAAAATATTAACGATGTATCTGCAGCCGCAGCAGCAGTGCGTGACGATCACGATGCTCTTGTCGTAGGGTTTGTTGGTACGCTTAACGAGGCTTTTGCAGACGTAAGCGCCGAGGTCACAAGCGTACAAGCCGCAGTGGATCAAGACTTATCTAGCCTGCAATCCTCAGTTGGCGTCTCACTTGATCGGGTGACTGCCGACATATCAGACCTGCAAAGCGCAACCTCAGCAAGCCTTGGCGCGCTCGACACTGAACTTGCAACCATTAACGCCGATTTAACTTCATTCCTTGGCGATCTTACCGATGTGCAAGCTGACATCACTACAATCTACGACAGTGCCAGCGGGCAGGTAAAATCGGCAGCGCTTTCTGGCTACTACACAAAGTCCGAGGCGGACTCAGCAACAGCGGCAGATATATCAACCCTTGAAGCCAGCATCCTGACGCCCCAAGGGCAGGTACGCTCAACGCTTCTGACCGGATACTACACAAGTGCAGATACAGATGCCGCATTGTCTGCGACAGTTTCTAGTCTTGAGGCCGATATAAACGAAAACTTTGTTGCAATTACAGATGAAGCGATCGCGCGCGCAAGTGGTGACACAGCTGAAGCAAATGCCAGGCAGTCTTTAGCAACCCAACTGCGGGGTTCATATTCTGGCACTGACATTTCAAATGTTCAAACCGGGCTGATTCATAGCGAACGACAAG